GACAAAGCGATCCACAAAGCGCTGCGTCGGTCGATTGCCAACAGTGCAAACCGCTTTTCGCTAGGGTCTTGGCTGCTCATGTTCTATGACACCCTAGCGCTGAAACGATTGACCGGCTGGTGCGCGGCCTGCTGGCTCCGTAGGTGGCGCGATGACAGGCTTGGCGACCGGGTTGTGATGCTTGTGCATGTCCAAGTTCAAATCTGCGCCGCTGAGTTCGCGCTGTACGTTCAACTTCATAGCCGTTTGAGCCAGTTCGGTCTTGGCTTGCTCCAGGCTGATGTCCTTCTTCAACGCAAACTCGGCCAGCTTTGTCTGGTAGTTCAGGTTCGCGATCTTTTCTTGCAGCATCAACTCGGCTTGCTTGGACTCGGACTGAGTCTGATCTCTGTTGGTCAAAGACTGGTTGTAGGCTGTGTCGCGATCCGTATCGGTTTTGATGCGCTGCACGTCTGTCTGAGCGCGGATCTGGGCGACTTGCACCGGGATGGGCGGTGGCGGCGGTTGGGACATCTTCTTTTCCCATTCGGTGTCGCTGTACTGAAATTCTTCCGGTGACAGCCGCTTGGCTCGACAGTACTGCTCAAACCATCGCGCCGGATCGACGCGGAATTCTGGGTTTTGCAGCATCGAGCCGATGGCGATGATGGTCTGGTCTTGCAGTGCCTTTTCGATCAACGCCAATGCGCCGCTGGTGTCGACTTGATAGTCACCCTTTTCTTCGTCTGGCACTTCTGGATCGACCAAAAGCCACTCGTAAAACTGGTCCACCAGCGGTGTTGTGATCGTGTCGTTGAGTCCGAAGCCAACGTCGCGCAGTAGCTGATTTGCGTTGTTGTCCTGCAATTGCTGACCGCTGAACGTGTCAGGCGTGGTCTTGCCGGATTGCCCTTGGCTGATGAGCGGAATGCTGGAGTGATCTTCGGCCAGCTTGAAGCCATATTCGATCACCGACATCAGTTGAGGTGTGGTGTTTGGCCACACAAAGCTTGCGAATGCTTTGCGCACATCATCGAGCCCGCTTGACTCGTCAAGAAACCATAGCTTGCCTGGCGTGACCCGCATGTCACCGTTTGCCGGCCTGACACCATTGGCGTGCATGATCACATGAGCATCGGCGCTGTGACCCGCGTTGTTGAGCATCGCCCGTGTTGCTGAGTTGACGATTTTCTGCGCTGCTTTGACTTGTTCGCCGACACCTACACCGGCCCAATGCCCTGCTCGACGGCGCCAGTTGAAGACATGGTACGGAAGCCGTCCCGAGTCCAGTGGCGGCAAGATCGCTCGGATCACCGTATCGTTGACGATTGTGACGATGGCGAAAATCTGATCAGCATCTTTGTCCAGATCAAGCGACTGCTCGGAGTTCGCCGCCTCGAACGCTTTGCGAGGGATCTTCCCGTGAAAATGCCAGACATCGAACTGCTTTTTGTGCGGCTCTTTTTTGGGATTTCCTGATTCGACCCTGTGGCGCGTGGGTCCATCCTCAATCACTTGGTCGATTGCGTCGCGCAAGAATTCGCGGGTTTTGCCCAGATCGCGCAACTCACCGGCCAGCATCGGGTCAAGCTCGAAAATGTGCGATCCGTTGTGGATGTCTTCGCGGCATCCTGGTGCAGGGTACAGGCACCACGGGTCGATCCAACGCGCAGCCGGCTTGATCTGCTTGACGATCTCGATGACCACACCGGATGGCTTTTCGCCTTGACCCTGCGTTGGCTGTACTGCTTGCGCTGTGTCTTGATCTTGTCGGTCCCCGATGCGGTGCAAAACGCGCACGGTGCGTTCTTCTGGAATTGGACCCTTGATGACGCCCGTTCCAATTCGAGCGCCGTCAAAAACGATCTTTCGCATTTCTGCTGGATGCTTGTATTCGACCATCCAGTCATAGATTCGGGTTGACGCTTTGCGAGCGGCATCATCAGCTTTTTCCAGCGCATGTTTGGCCAGATCACTGACGGTCACGGGTTGCCCCTGCGGACCCGGCATGGCTTGTCCGGTGACCTCCTGTGCTGGGCGCTCGTCATCCTTGCCCATGGTCATCTCAGGGATTGGCGTGGCTTTGAGCACAAAGGATTTGCCGTCGATGGGCAGAGCGATCTCACAGACCTTGGCTGTTCCGGCATCGACGTATCGGCTGGTCAATCGCACGAATGCTGTGGCGCGAATCTCTTGACTGTGGCCCGTTCGGCGAACGAGCGGACCCTCCATCGACATCGGCTTGGCCCAACGTGCGCCGTCGAACTCAGCCCGGTTTTCGTCATCGATGCCTAGATAGGCTTCTTCGCACTCGAGCCAGGCTGTCTCGATCCCTGAATCTTTGCGAGCACTTACCGCCTCGTCCCGCAGTTTCGCGATGGTTTGGCCCAGAGCGCGCAATGTCTGACTGTTCTCGAGCGCAGGCCGCTCAATCTCGGCCCGCACTTCATCAGGCAGATCGGCCAAATCCTGCGCAGTCATCATGCTATTTTTTGCCATGTTGCCGCTCAATTTGCATCTCGATTCTGTTGACCTTGCTTATTGCTTCAATAGATCGCTGCTCAAGCACCGTTACTCGATTCTCCATTGCGAGTTCGTAGTGGCGATATTGCTTTGCCAGATCAGATATTGCCGTTTGTATATCATTGATCGAGTTTGCGATTAACATGGCGCCAATCGGGAGCGATGCGGACCAAAGACCGAACGTAATGGCTGCAACGCGCATCCAAAATATGGTGTGCAAGTTGCTTTTGTCTGCTTCTTGGCTCATGTTGTCAGCGCCTGGAGTTGTGCGTCGGGCCGCGCAGTGGGGTAGTAGCGCAGCGACGAAATCCAGCCGTTGAGATAGGCGCTGGAAAAGCCCGCGTTGCCCAGAGCCAACGTTGTGGGAGTGCCTACTGGCACACCGCCTGATGCACCAGACGCCACAGCGCCACCGTTCACCGCGACAGCCAGCGTGGTGCCATCAAACCGGATGGCTGTTTTGTACACTGTGTTTGCTGTGTAGGCTGTCGCGCCTATCGTCTGCAGTCCGCCTGCGGTCGACGCTATTTGTCCGATGACCAGATTTCCGGATGAATCAGATTGCTGCATCAGATTCGATGCGTCCACCCGAATTGCCCACACCCGAGTGCTGGTCGACGATGCAAATGATTTGTGGGCAACCACGAAAGTGCCTCGCCAATTGTTTTGCCACCATCCTGCCAGTGGCATAGAGGCTAGTTCATTTGCCCGCGCTGCGATGGCGCTGAACGTGGGGATCAGGCTTGTGGCAAAGGTGCCTTCTTCGAGTTGCGCGCCCCAGGTGGCGATGCCGTCAGTAATGGTCTCGGCCTTGAATGCCCGGTTGTTCCATATGCCATCGGGCGACATATTGACGCATAGTGCTGCGGTGGCGACAGTCGCTGTACACACTGCCGTAAACTGCACGCGCCACCAGCCGTTGGCGTGCAGCTTGGCGGTATAGTTTGCTGGCGTGCCGGTTGCCGATGTCACCAATCCATCCGAGAATCTGAGGGTAATGGCCTGCGTCGTGGTAAACCCCGTCAGCGACAGGAACAAATGGACGTAGCCCATCGTGCCCAGTTGCTTGATCCACATGCTTGCTGCGTAGGTCCTGCCGATTATCACTGATATCTGTGAGTTAACGACTCCCTTTGCCAATGTCGTTGTGATGTCAGACGGCAGAAAACTGCAGCCAGTCAAGGTGCCGTCCGGTGCGGTGATGGCGGTGGGGTTTTTCGTTGCGCCAGACGCTACCCAGTCAATGCTCGAAAAATCATTGCTCTGTGTCACCAAATTTGTTCGTTGCTCTTCAATCAACAATCCCAGCGGCGCGAGCGTGGCGGAATCGTAATCAACCCTTAGACCGTAGTATTGCGACGTTGGCGCGGTTGAGTTTTCGACATAAGGTTTGGGTGAATCGGCCCCGGTGCGCTCGAGTTGCGCCTGCGTGACGTTGCCAGACACGGTAAATGTGGCAGTGCCGCTCGACGCGGTAAATCCAACCGAGACCCGATTGCTCGCGCCAGTACCATTGAGCGCCCCAGATGCCCCCCCCGACAGCGTGACTGACCCAGTGCCGTAGATGCTCAGGGTGTATTGATTGCCGCTGGCCATCCCGGTCGTGACGGTCTGAGTCGACAGTGTCGCCGTGCTGATCAACATATTTGCCGGCGCCCACACCAGCAGGCCTTGGCTGTTAAACATCGTGGCGTTGCTGGCGCGGGTGAACGTGATGCGCGGGTCCAGACCATTGACGCCCATCGATGCGAAATCAAGGTTCAGATTGGGCTGCCCTACTGAACCGCCAAAAGTTACCCCTTGGCCAAGACCCAACGCGGTAGCCATCAGTAAAGCCGGATAAAGTCCGAGCCGGTTGTGCTCGTAGACATGACGCCTGTGACCATCAACGGCAACACCGACCCCGAAGGGATGTTGAGAAACGTCAGATTCGGCCTTCCATTGTTTTGGCGCACGATGACTGTGCCGCCTGTGCCGACGTAGATTGCCGAAGGGCTGAAGGTGGCTGTGTCGCTCTTTGTGATTGCTTCCCCGGCATCCGGGAATAGCGGCGTGTTGGGGATTGGTGTGGTCATGCTTGTGAATCCTTTGCTTTGTTTGATCAGCCCAGCACGCCTGTAGAGCGTTCGGTGACCCTGTATGCCGGTGCCAGCTTGCGCTGCTCCATCTTCTGGACTGCGCCGTGTCTGAGCATCATCAGCGCGTAGCGAGTCGCTGACATCAGGTCGTCGCCCTCCTTGACGATCTTGCCGTCGAGCCGGTGATAGAGCCTGAATTCCTCGAGCCAGTCATTGAGGTGTCGAGCAACCTTGAGCCGGCCGGTTTGCATCCGGTCCAGCATGTCCATCAATCCGGCCTCGACGCCATTGCCGCCTTGTCCTTCAGCCTGGCCTTTGGTGCGATCAGGGGCGTGACTGGCTTTGTCCTTGAGCATCCTGCAGCCGTGCCGCTCGTACTGTGCTGCCAATGCCTCACCCGAGCCCTTGTCGTGCTGCAATCCATCGTGAGGCCAGCTGATCGGTATCCAGTCACCTCGAGCTTTGATCGCCAGGGCATGTATCAATGGCGTCGCTTCACGCACCCGATAGCAGTCGTAGATGTGAACCGTGTCGTTGTCGCGGTCCCACGCCATCCAAACCGCAGCCGTCGGGTGATCCCATCCGAAATCCAGCCCGCAAATGCGAGGCCAATGGGCCGGCAGTGATATCTGCGACTCGGTGATGACCTCGTCGGGCAGCGGAAATATCCGGCCCGAACCCATTGTCGGCGTGCCGTTGATACGCGCCTCGCGCTCATGCGCCGGGTACGTCAAGATGATGGCCGCACGTTGCTCGGGCGTGTAATGGCCGGCATCGTTGATGGTCATGTTCGTGACCACCGTGCCGGCTGGTTTCTCGAGCAGGTATCGTCGGACCACAGCAGACATTCCTTTCAACGGAGTAAAAGTGATCGTGACAATGCCGCCTCGAGCGTTGGTCCGCGTCAGCCCCTCGAAATAAATGTCCTCTGGTGGCTCCTCGTCCATCCAGCAGAAATCGAGCGTCTCGCCCTGCCATCGCAGCCGGCCCTGGTCATACGTTTTGATCGTCAGCCTCGAGGTGCCCCCGGTGACATGCCGAACCAGCACGGTGTCGACCGCATCCGGTACAGCGCTGGCTGCGCGCTTGATCTCGACGATGTCGGCTTTGGGTATCGCTCCCGTGCCCCAAGACCCAGCCTGCCCCAGCATGATCCGCTGCACTGTGTCTCGAGTGCCCTGGCTTGTCTCAGACGCAGCCCAGCCGACCGTTGGCTCATCAAACCGAGCCCCAGCCCACCAAACCGGATATCGACCGGTCAAGTGCATCGCGTGTTCCATTCCAGCCGACCATGTTTTGCCGACCTGGTTGCCCGCCTTGAGCAGCCGCTCGCGCACATTGAGGGGTCCACCCGCCGCGTGAAATTCACGTTGCATCGGATACGGCCTGTAGAGAGCTAGCGCATTCTCGTCAACAACCGGCTTGGCAAATGCTTTGAGCCGGTCGAGCGCGTCATTGCTGAGATGCTGTAGATCGTGCGCGCTGTATTGCATCGATTGTCTCGATCAGTGCTTGAGCGTCAGTTGCCTCCATGCCGTCCAGCGGTCCAGTCTGAACAACTTTGCGCTCGATCAGCAAGCCCATCAGCTTACTGCGCAGCGTGATCGCAGCCACCATCGCGCCGCCGTTGTCGCGAAGCTTGCTGACCCGCAGAGCATCCGCTGCTTCTTCCATTGCTTCCTCGAGGCCGTATTGCAGCTTGTCAACGACTGGTTTTCTGAGAGCCTGGACCCTTGAGGCAACCTTGAGGTCAGCCATCAGTCGCGATGCTGACTCGTTGACGGACTCCGGCTTGGTTTTCGGATTGACTGTGAACGCTTTGCGATAAGCGTCGCTCAAGCTCAAACCGGCAACAACAGCTTGGGCGAACGCTTCCTGCTTCGGGGTGAGCGCCACGGTCAAACCAGCGAATCATCAGTTTCTTGCATGATCCCCGCGCACCATTCGGCGACTTCGGCTCGGTCAACGCGGGCTTGAAAATGCTCGATTATTTTTTTCTGGCGCGCTATTGCCAAGCACCACTGAATTTTGCGCATTGCATCGTCATCGCCTGTTGTAACCCACTCAGGCCGCTTAATAGGTCCAACAATGTGGCGCCCATGCCAATCAGCCAAATCGTCAACGAGCAGGCTTACATCGATCGGGAACCACAACGGTCTGCGAACATGACGGGCCAGTCTGGCCAGGTTTTGACTGTCGTATGGCGACATGCTCACACCGAGCGAACCTGAACGGTCGAAAGCTCACGAATCGCAGTCAAGTTCGCGACCACTTGCTCTCCCGGCGTGCGCAACTCGAGATCGCGCCTGGAATGCTCGATGAGCACAGGGTCGATCACTGCCGCCCCTAGACGATCCATCAGATCGTCCATGGTCTTGATCAAGATTTGCGCGGCTTGATGAGCGCCGCTTGATCGATCAAAGCCGCCGCTGAACACGAGCTTGCAAGCTACTGCGCCCGCATCGTCTTCAAGAGTGATACATGCTGTTGCCATTGACACAGTTCCTTTCGTTTTTCGCTCTCAATAATTGAGGCGTTACGCCGATAATATGTACATGCAGCGCAGTTGCTGCTAACTCAAAAAAGGAGTGAAGCAAAGTGAAAGCTCGCTTTCCAGGCCGCTGCGCCGCAACTGGCCGCTCGATCAAACCCGGCGATGAGATTACCTTCAACGGGGCACGCAAGGCTGTGCTGGTCAAGCAGGGCAGCAGCAGCCAACGGGTGAGCGACACGCTCGTGTTCTTTGGTGATAGCGGCGCCAGAGAGTTTTATCGCAACCGCGCCGGTCGTTGTGAAGACGCTCCGTGCTGCGGATGTTGCACAATTTAATGGATTGAAATGGGTTACTACCGAGTTGGCTACTGGGCGCAGGGTGCGATGCAGTGGTCTGGCCCGATGTCACTTGGTCTTGCGCATGAAGTGGCTCGGGAACTCAGGGACGACGGTCTGTCGTTTGTTGAGGTGCGATTTTTCAACGCCTGAAGGAGCAAATATGAAAACGTTCGAGCAAGGAAATATGAACAACGCACTGATCCGCCGGGCCGACGGCTCGGTGCTGCGAGTGATCAAAGCCAAGGACGCCAAAGCGGGCATGACGCTGGGATACGACAACCCACGCCTTGATGAGTACATCGATGACGTTGGCGAGACGCAAGACGGCGAGATCGTGCTCTACACCGGCATTGATGGCACCAGCACGCACTGGCGTCAGGCCGACGAACTCATGTGCGTGGTGTGGCGATGACCACCATCTTCAGCGCCGGCGAAAGCTCCCTTTCATCGCTCGACAGCGACGATGAGGGCGGGTCACCGCCACCTTACATCGTCATCGGCGGCACGGCAATCTGGGCCGAGCGCATGGGCTGGATTGACGCGGGGAAATGGATATCAGGGGGAGACTATCTGGTGGCCGCGCCGATGAGAAATGGCATCTTTTCGGTGTGGGAAGCAGTCGAGTACGAACCAGATCAGCCGCACTACGACGCGCTGCTCAAAGCCGCCCTGGCCCTGCTAGCGATCACCGAATAACGGACACAAAGCGTCACACTTTAGGCGTATAGAATTAAGGCGTTACGCCGATAATTAACACATGAGCAGCGCATGGTGCGAAGCTCAAACCAGGAGAGATTGAGATGGCTGACCAGACTTTCGACGTGCTTGCTGTTCCGGGTCGCGTCGAAGAGACGATCCACGTTGAGCCGACCCAGGCGGAAGCCTGGAAATTTCGCGTGTTTGAAGGTGAGGCGGTCGTGCTGCTGTTCCGGGTCGCGGCCGGCAATGCGACGGTGGCCCACACCGTTGCTATGCGGTCGGCAATTGAAGCTGGCCTGCTCTGACCACAGCCGCTTGCCCTGCGTGCAGGGCTTGCGATTGGCGCCATGTCGGCACCAACACCAGGAGATCGAGATGGCACTGTGGAACATTTCTGTGAACGCGTCGGATATGGGCGAATTCCAAGCCGCTAGTGCGGCTGAGGCGCTCGAGGCCTACGCGGTGGACTCCGGCTACAAAAATTACGCCGAGTTGCAAGAGCTTTACCCCCTCGATGACGACGACGATGAGATCGTCACAGAGATCGACACGGACGCGATCGTAGATGCGGCAGCCAAGCACTACGACGCGCTTGTCTTCCAAGATTCATACGGGGACGGTGTTGCGCTGATCAACAACAAATCCTACAAGAGCTGGGCTGATCTTTGCGCAGCAATGGGCAAGAACACCTGGGATTTCAAAGCCGCCTGACCCCAGCCCATCAACCCCGCCGGCCCGGCCGGCACACCGGAGATTGACATGTATTACTGGACTGTCGAAGACAACTCCGCTGCGGTCTGGGATGACCGCAGCGGGCGCTGCGTTGGCAGCGTGGCGCGGTATGCGCCGCAAGGCCAGCCGCACCCAGACTGCGAGGGTGACGTTGAGCGCGCCGTCAACGCGCTCAATCGCTTGCTGCCGACGGTCGACGCTGGCGTGCATGACAGCACTCGGGGCGTCAGGCCGACTCTCTTTTTAGACCGCGATGGCGACATCGCGCTGTCCTACCCGGCCGGACCCGGTTGGATTTCATGGGAGCAAAAGGTCGAATGACAGCCCATCAACCCGCCGGCCAAGCGCCGGCATTTCTGGAGATCATCATGTCCATCAAATTCGATCTGGCAAATTTGACCGAAACCGAAGACTTGGCGCCGCTGTACTGCAAGTACGACGGCCAGATCAACCCGCAGCCGGCATATGTCATGCTGGACGAAGACGGCGATGTCACGGCCGACTGGTCCGGCGAGATCGGCAGCAGCACGCCGATGCGCGTTTGGCACGGCGTCGACATGCGCTGGAGCGTGGCGGCTGACATCAAGCCGGCCGTGCTTGTTGACTACCTGCAAAACGAGGCGCTGCCACTGCTCGAGCGCGTATATGCCGGCCACAGCGTGGACTGGGACGGAAGCAATCATCGCGGGACGCTTGACGAAGATGCGCAAGAGGCAAGCGAAGAGCTTCAAGAATTGTTTGACAGAGAGACAAACAATGAAGAAAACCGGACCCAGGTTTGGACAGCCAGCGAGTGGCTATTCAGCGCTTCGAATTGGCTCGATGACCACTGGACTAATGAGGATATTGATGTGGTGGCTGAGAGCATCGAAGCCGATGCAGTGCGGGACGGTATCCACATCGAAGGCAGCATCAAAGGGGCGTTATTGGATGCAGCCGAACAAATGTATGACGGCGATAAGAGGCTCACGCAAGCGCAATTACTTGCACTTTATGAAAATGACCGAATCGACATCAAGCCGATCGTCAGCAAGAGAGACAAAGCGCTGACTGTGTTCATCAATCGCAGTCAAGCCTCTGCTCAAGTTTTTTATGAATATGACGCCAAGGAATTGGATGAAGTGCAGTGGCGAGCAACTGGGTATCAAACAGCTGACATGCCGATGGACGATGAAGCTGCGGTTGAAATGGTCAGCGAATGGCTTGACGCGCAGGGGGGGTGACGAATGAGTGCCCGACAATCATCAGTAGTAGACCAAGCTTTGCGGCTTATCGAAGCCGGAGCCAGCAGAACCACGGCGGCAGCGCTGTCAGGCGCATCGCTCAGTGCAGTGGTCAGAGCCTGCAAGCGTATCGGGTTGCCCGCAGCCAAACGCGGTAGGCCACCGGGACGGCCAGCGCTCTAGTTACTCGACGCCGGCCATCGGGTTCGGGCCTTGGGCTGGCCGACCACCGCCAAATCCGGCCTGGAATTGTGACGCCGCGCCCTGGTTGCCAAGACCTTTATAGGTTTTGAGCACCCAAGCCAGCGCTGCCCCGATGTCCGCAACCGGCTGGGCTGATTCCTCGGCGGTTTCGTCCGCTCCGATCTCTTTGTACACGCTGATCGTGCCGTCCTGATCAATTTTGATGCACAACTCGGTCGCACCGGTGTCCATTTCCTCCCCTGGCGCGGCTTCCTCCATCGGGGTTTCGGCTTCCGGGGTCGGGGCCATTTGCTGCATTGGGGGGGCCATCGTTGCCATGTGTTTTCCAAAAAGCAAAAAGCCGGCGAGCGGATGGCTGGCAGGCTAAAAATGTAGAGAAAGAACGGCGCGGCCTTAACTGGCTGGCGCTCTTTGTGTTGTGCGGGCAACTCACCCGCTTTGTCGCGTGCTCGAATTATGTGCTTCGTCCCAGCGCGATGCAAGTGCTGCCATCGCTGCTGGTCCTGCTCTGGCCTGCTCCTCCTCAATTTGGGCGCACAGCCAGCGTGCAATTGGACGCAGCCGCTCTGAGAATTGACCGTCAAAATCGATCTTGCCTCGACCCACGCATTTCGGGCAGGCCTCATCGCCGATGGTCCGAGTGCCGGCGATCAATTTGTAGCCGTGGCCCCCGCAGGCTTTGCAGGCGCCGGATCGGTGATAAGCCAGCACTGCTCGAGCAACATCATCGGCCTGGCTGCGCTTGAGTTTGACGCCAGTGCGGTGCGCTCGACGCCATGCCAGATCGGACATCAGATTGACGATGTCGGTCGCCGCTCGAGCATCACCACAAAATAGGCGGGTCAGGGCTATTGCGAGCGGATGGCCTGGTTTGCCGCCATGAAGAACTGGCTTGCCTGCAAGTCCAGCTGCGCCAAGGACGTCGGTGTCCGAAAATGTTGTGTCAGGCTTGCTGACAAGGTTGCCGCTAGAAATAGCACTAGCATAGCGGTCGACAATTTGTCCCATCGCATATCTCTCCCCAGGGTAAGATTGGTGTTATCCACGCACCAACCCCTGGAAACGCCTGCAGATCACAAGTCAGCGGGCGTTTTTTTATGTCATCGCTTCGATCTCGAGACAGATTCGATTGCCGATAGGCATCCGGATGATGCGCAGATCATCGATCTGACTGTCGTCTGTCCAGACTCCGCACTCGGTCAGAGAGTCGCCAACAACTTTGAAAATGTTGTCCAAATCCCTGCGTCTTCGGTCGGGCGGGTGAGCGGACACGATCACACGCAGCCTGGAAGCGCCGAATTTGGGCCAGCGCTCGAGTAGAGCGAGCGAGACGATCAGGCTGCGGTACGCCCTGCCCTCCTGGCTGATCAAAACTCTGGCTCCGACATGGCGCCAGTAGTGATTGATGGACGGCGGCCACGGCAACTGGAGCTTCACAGTCGGATCGGAGTTTGCAGGATGCGGGCAGAATCGAATGCTGAGGTTGGGCCGACAGTACGCGGGAGTTTCAGGCCTTTGGCACTGACCAATCTGTGCCGCACCGGGGCGCTGATTGCGTCCGGGTCCAGTCCGTCGCAATCTGGTTTTTCAGGTTTGATCGGGCGTCTGCGAAAAAGCTCGTCAGCAAATGCGCCGCGATCGCCTTTGATTTTGGCTATTCGCTCGGGCGTCGCCCAAATTGAGCCGCCGCTTTCTTTCGCCACCAGAAGATAGTCCGCGATCCCCAAAACTTTGGCGGTGTGCAGCACTCGCTGGGCTGTCGACAGTGTCAAATCAAGGAATTCTGCAATCTCAAGCCTTGTCCTATACACCACAAACTCATCAGCTAAGAATTCGGCGATGCGAGCGACATGCTTGGAGCCGGGCGCAATTTTCATGGCTTGGGCCTGCGCACAGATTGATAGGCTGGACAGTTTTGTTTCATGTTCGCCAAGTCAGTGCCCACCTCGACGCGGTCATGTTTTTTGCTCAATAAAGCAAGCTTGGCGGTCACGCAGTAGCCCAATCGGAAACTTGCGCACGACGTACAAGTCTTGGCGGGGGCGGCATTGACCCGCGCTCGATCACGCAGCACCAGCGCGTCAGCCATAGCCTCGGCTTTTTCTTGGTCAATGCCCCGATCCATGTAGTCCTCGACGCGAACATGAAACAGGGCGATCTCATCGCTGTTCATCGCATCGCTGGCCGGCCAGCAATACTGATCGATGTCGGGCGTCAATTGATCAACCACTGCTGGCTGGATTGATCGTCTCGCTTCTTGTCGGCAGAAAAAATCTTGGCAAGCTCGGCCAGTCCTCGCGGCGTGATTTCGCAGCGGACGATCAGCATTGCCCCTCGGATGCCTGGCACGGCCGCCAACTGCTTGGTCACTTGCTGCAGCCAGCCAGCGTCAATGTGCGTTTGATACCCGACCCACTCCCCGACACCACCAAAGCGAAATGTCCAACCGTTCTTCGAGAGCCACTCGAACAAGAAATTCCGGTGCAGTTGCAGTGCCTTGGCCGCATTGCTGATGGTCATCGATCCTTCGACCACATCGTGCAAGTAGTCGTAGGCCTCGACCTTCGGTGCGGCTGCTTCGAGTTCGGACTCGACCGCTGCCTTCTCGAACCCAATCTTGATGACCTCGTCGTTTTTGTCTGCCAGCTGGCGAAGCGCTTCAGAAAAATCCTTGGGCATCGTGAAGACCGGCGCCGGTGGGTTGCGGATC